GTCGTATTGGCGCACGATGCGCATGGAGACGCCGTCGAACACCTGGCGACTGGCGAAATCCACGCCCTGGGGCATGACCAGATCCGCCGTGGCGAACGCGAACGCGTCCTTGTGGAACCCCAGGCCGATGGCGTAATCGGCCCCGGCCCCGATGGCCGTGGCGCTGTCGCTCTCGCGCTTGAAGATTTGGGCATTGTCGGCGGGGGCCCCGCTGACGTTCTGGCGGGCGCCGCCGGTGACGATGGCCGGGGAGATCGGGATGGACGTGGCCGACCCGGCCACGTCGGCGGTGACCACGAACTGCTTCAGCACACCCGTCACGGCTTTCGTTTCGTGGTGCACGGCGTGGACGCCGTCGATTTCGATGATGTCGCCGCGCTTGAAGGTTCCCGCGCCCGTATCCACGGTCAGGGTCGCGCCGGACTGAGCCGCGCCGTCGATCAGGTAATCCCCGGTGCCATCGTCCGTGCCCGTGGTGTGCGTGGGCAGCAGCGTGGACTGGTAGACGCTGTCGTACCCAAAGAACTGGTTCCCGATCAGGCCCTTGCGGTACTGCTCGGAGATCTTGGACCGGTCGTTGTAGAGGCTCACGTTCGCGGTGACCAGGTCGGCGTTGTTCCGCGTGGTCAACAGCAGGGTCCGGTCGTCCATGGGGGCCAGGTTGTCGGTCAGCTTGACCTGGCTTTCCATGACGTCGGATAGGGTGATGGCCGCGCCCACGTCGCTGACTTCATTCGGCACGTCCTTGTACATGCTCAGGGCGTCGGCCTCGATGGTCGCGGCCAGCGCGGACATGGCGGGCTTCAGGATGCGCTTGGAGAAATCGTCCAGGGACAGCGTCAGATCGACGCTGGTGAAATTCAGGTCGACGCCCTTCTGCGTCGCGACCTGGAGAGTCGTGCTCTGCTCGGCGGTGTCCTGGGTCGACAGCGTCGCCCCGGACCGCACCTCGTACTGATTCGGCAGGCGGATGGTCAGGGTGTCCCCGATCTTGGCGCCGGACTTGGCGAACGATTTGTCATACTGCCGGTTCACGTTGCCGACGAAGACGAGCTTCTGGTGGAGGATGCGCAGGGCCTCTCGGGTCACCTGCGTGGGCGTCAGGAGGGTATTCGGCATGGGGTCCATCTCCGGGAGGGGCGGCGCCTCACGGCGCTGCTAGGGGGTTATCGGGACGCGGCGTTGCGCAGCCGCATCCAGGCATCGATCGACATGGCGTCCGCCGCCGGGGTCCCTGGCTTGGGCGCCGATCCGCCGCCGGTGCCCTTCACGGGCGTCACCGGCGTGGCCGCCTTGGCCGCCGGTTTGCCCGCGGCCTTGGCCTTGGCCTGTAGCTGGTCGTAGCGCATGGCCTTCACGGCCATGGTCGTGACCTCGGGGGAGAGCGCCCAGTTCTTGGCGTCCCGCTCCGAGATGCCGTATTCGCGCCGCACATAGTCGACCAAGTCATTTTCGATCTTGGCGAAGTCCTGGATCTTCCGCTCCACATAGGCCCGGCCCCGTTCGGCGGCGGCGGTCCTGGACTGTTCCCGCTGATCGATAAGGGCGCGCTCGGCCTGGCCCACGTCCTGGACTGCGGCCTGGAAATCGCGCTCGGCGGCGGCGATGGCATCGCTCAGGCGGCGGGCGTTGTCCGGATTGGAGCGCCACATGTCGTCGGAGTACTGCCCGCGCAGCTGCTGGAGACGCGCGGCCATGGCCTGACCGTGCGCGTATTTCCCCATGACCTCGCCATTGAGCAAGCTCAGCTTGTCCAGGTCTTCCTTTTGAGCCTGGATGGCTTGGCGTTGCTCGGCGATGCCCTGAGTCTTGGCGATATAGTCGCTGTACAGGCTCTTCCCGAAATCCTGGACCTTGGCGGCCAGATCGTCGGGCAGACCCGCCTTGGCGAAACGGTACTTGGTGCCTCCGAGGTCGATCTCGATGTCCTCGGGCTCCGCGTCGTCTTCGCCACCGTCTCCGGGGGCATCGTCTCCCGCGGTGTCCTCGGCTTCGTCGGTCTCCCATTCGGGCTCCGGATTGGCGTCGGGCATGGCGGCGGGAGCCGCTGCGTCGATCTCGTCGACGCCTACGGTCTCTTCGGTCATGGGGGGTCTCCATCAAGGGAAAACGGCGCCTCACGGCGCGGTGCGCTCGCGCGCTCTCAAGCCCCCGGCGGCATCGCGCCAGGCGGCATGGGTTGGCCCTGGGGCGGCTGGCCCTGTGGAGCCTGCCCGGGGGGCGTCATTTGCATTTGCATCAAAAGCTTGGCGCGCTCGGCCAGTTCGTCCGCGCCCTGGAAATCCATGTTGCGGAACAGGATATCGGCCATGTAGGGCGCGGCGCCGGGGAGCGATCGGATCAGCTCCACGATCACCTCGCGGGCCTCTTCCCGCTGGGTGGCGTAGGACGGCCCGCTGTCGATATCCACATCATAGTGGCCCACGGACAAGTCGTAGATCACCGGCTCCCCGTCGTCGTTGAGCGTCGTCCCCTGGCCGGATTGGGCCAGGCGCACGACGGCCTCCTTGCCGTCGTCCCCCAGGATGCGGGCCGCCTCGCGCCCCGAGTACAGGTGGGGGATGATCTCCACGAGCACCCGACCGCAGTAGCGGATGGCCCGGGACAAGTTGTCGACGAAGTGGAAGTTGGCGATGTCGGCCTCCCGCTGACGAGCCAGGATAGCCCGCCCGGACGTCTCGTTTGACCGAGCGCCCAGGGCGGCGTCGTAAATGCCGGTGATCGCCTTCATGTCATCGGCGGCGCTCAGGGCCTCCTGCATCGCGCCCGCCGGTACCCCCGCGAACGTCTGGCGCTGGGGCGCCGGGACGCCGGGAACCGGCTCATATTCCAGGTAGGCGTAAGACCGCGCGTTGGCGGAAGCCCATTTCTCCTCATGCCCCCGGGGGACAAAGCCTTTCGGCCCGACCCACGGGGCCTTCGGAGCGAGGGCGACCAGCTCGGTGGTCGACGTCCGCCAGAAATTGAACATCCTTTGCGGGTCCATGGCATCCGACACCATCGACCGGAAATGACGCCGCCCGTCGAGGATCACCTCGTCTCCCCACACCGGGCATATCGGAATCATCGACCCGGGCCACTCGTCCTCTTCGAGCACGGCGGCGCCGGAGAGAACCCGTCGCGTTACCACGTAGTATTCAGCCTCCCGGGCTTTCAGCACCTCGAACGCGCCCGGGAGGACGGCCCCATCCTGGATAGCGCGCTCCAGGTCCTCCTGGCGGATGGTCATCACCGACCCATCGAACAGGCGGATCTGGAGCAACCGACGGGTCTTGCGCTCCCGGCTCCAGTACTCCACGACACGGACGTCATCGCCATCTGTCCGGGTGTCGATGCGGTCAGTATCGGCCCCCTCGAAAGACACTGGCTCCGCGTCGGGATAGCGTGCCTCGAACTGGTCCTCGGTCAGGTACTCCGAGATGAACGCGAAATCCCAATCGCTGGCGTCGAATCGCGTACTGGTCGTGTCCCAGTGGACCATGAGTGGGTTGGGAACGCGTTCGATGCGCGCCTCCATGTCGAACGAGTCGACATGCGCATAATCGATGGACACGCGGAAAAACCCAAACCCCCCGGTGACGGCGTGGTCGATGGCGGTGTCATAGGCCACGTCGGCGCCGGACGCTCGCTCGATGTGCCTGACTATCCCCTGGATCACGTCCGCCGTGGCCCGGTCGCCGCTTTCCGCCGCCGTGACCCGGACCCCCGGCTTGTTCTGGCGGGCGTCATTGACGACCTGGCGGATGAACGCGGGCAGTCGGTTGATGGTCAGGCAGGGCCGCCCCTCCGCCTCGCGCTGGCGACGGATGTGGTCCGGCCATTGATCCGCCAGGCGCGCGAACCGGATGCACTCTTCGGCGGCGGTGTGGTTGAAGTCCGCGGCCTCGCGGCTCTGCTCGAACCGCTCCTTAGCCTCATGAAGCACGCTTTCGTCTTCGCTCATCCCATCCACCCACCTTCGATCATCGGAGCGGGAGCCGAGTGCCCCACGGGCTCCCCACGTTTCACCGTCGGGAACAGGTCGGTGAAGCCCCAGACCATGGCGTCGCATCGATCCGGGCTCCCGGTTCCGACGTACCCGGCGGCGGTCATCTTGCACATCTGCGCCTCCAGGTCCGGGAACGATCCCACATGCGATATGCGCCCCAGGTCGTACAGGGCACTGATCGGCTCGGCGCGGACATGCTTGCCGCGCGTCGCCACGACTTCGATGATGCGCAGCCCCGAGGGCCGCGCCGCCTCCAGGGTGTGGCGTACCATGTCGCCGCCCTGATTTCGCTCCACGATGATGGCGTCCGCCGCGTAGCGGTCATAGGCCGCGATCGCCCGGTTCGCCCATTGGCGCGGCGCCCCCTTGAGCGATACGTCATCGATCAGGTAACCGCGCCCGTCCTCGCCCACGGCGCAGACCACGATGCCGTGTTCGTCGCTGCCCGGTTCGTCCGACGTCGCCGGGTCGACGGCCACGACGATCCGGTTCAACGTCGGCGCTTCGGCCCGGCGAGATGCGTTGAGCATTTGCCGCGTCCAAATGGCGCCCACGGCGACCGGCTCATAGTCGCCCTCCCAGATGTGGCCGTAGCGGTCGGGCTTGGCCCGTAAGTCGTGCTGGCGCTCCGCTTCCAATTCCGCCGGGAACAGCGGGTTGTCCGACCAGTTGGCGGTGACGATGATCGCACCATCTGGCGGTTTGTCGCCGCACAGGAACTTGTCGACCGCGTCGCTGGCGTCACGTGGGTTCCAGGTAAACCAGATCTCAGATCCAGGCTTGCGGATCGTTGGACGCAGTAGCTCCAGAGATTTCTCGCTGAGCGTCTGGGCCTCCTCGACCCAGGCGATATCGAATCCTTCCAGGCTTTTGATGCTCTCGGCGGTGTGGTCCTGCATACCCTGGAAAATGATCAGCCCGCCGCCTGGGGTGACGATCTCCGCGGCCCGGACCTGGAACCGGGACCCTTGGCCGCTGGCTTGGATTTTATCCTCGATCAGCTTTTTGGCGGATTCCTTGAGGCTCTTTTGAACTTCTCGGATGCAGACCGAGCGAAGCCCAGGGCGCTCCAGGCACCGCCGGACGATGCGCCCCGCCGCGTCTTGCGACTTCCCCGACCCACGCCCGCCCCGGGCGCCTTTGTAGCGGGATGGCGCCTCCAGGGGCTGGAAGACCCGCGGGACATGGAAGCGGGCGACATCACGCGCCATCGCCCATCTGCTCGGCGCTGTCGATGATGATGGTCTCGATGCGCAACGCGCCGCCGTCCTCTCCGGTCACCTGGAGAGGCAGGACGCGGCCCAGCAGGGCGCAGAACGCCTTGGGCTCGTTAATCGCCAGGGCCTTGCAGTAGCCCGTCAGGCCGTCCTGGCCCTGGCCGTCGAACCCAGCGGCTTCAGCTGCCAAGAGGATGGCGTCCTTCAGGGCCTTGGTCGTCTTGTTGGGCGTTCCCTTCGCTCGGCCGCCACGGCGCTCCCCGGGCTGGGATGCTCGGATATTGGCCATTCCCCTACTCTCCGACTACTTCAGGTGCGTTGATTTTTCACGAAAAAACCCGCCTCGGATTGCTCCGGACGGGTTGCGGCCATCATGGGGGAAATGATGCCGTTTTTTGTTTCAGGTGTAAACCCCGATTTTTGGGCGTCACCAAACCCCGCGCCAGAAGGGCCGTGGCCCGATCTCGGGCGCGGTAGACCGTCAGCCGGGAACACGCGGTCTTCACCGCGATCACCCGAGCGGGGACGCGCGCGGCCAGCAGGAAGGCCCGGCGTCCGTCCAAAGGACGGTCCAGGCCCGTCAACGCGGCCAGGACCACGTCCATCCGGTCGATGGCCGCTTTCTCCGGGGGGCCGGGCCGCGGGTCCTGGAAATCCCGCCAGCCCCCCGCGTTCACCGCTTCCGCCCATCGCTCGGCCTGCTCCTTGAGCATCGGCGGCCAGGCGCACCGCTCCGCCGACACCAGCCAAGCGCGCTCCCGGTCGGGAAGACGGCGCAGGGTATCCGCCGCCTCGATCAGCAGTTCCCAGGCCCCATCCTCCGGCGTGGGGTTGGTCACGCCGTTGAAGCGGGCCAGCGCGGCGCCGTGATCCACTATCGCACTCATCCCAAGTCCTCCATCGTGGCGTTGATTGTCAGTTCGTCGGCTTGGCGTTTTGCCTCGGCCTTGATCCGAGCCCGCAGGTCTGGGTCTGTAACCCGCCCCAAGGTCACCACCGCCAGTCCGGTATCCAGACCTCGACGTATAGCCCTGGCGGCTCCGGTGTGATTAGGCGGCTGGTAATTTGTTTCGGCGCTTTTCGCTTTCATCGGTCGCGGTCCTCGGACAGGTCTCCCGCAGGGGGTGGGACAAAGCGGGACAAGACCGCGGTCGGCCTTTCGGCTCGGTCGGACAAACCGGATTTTTTCGAGGCTGCGAGGGGGGACATAGGGGTGGGGGGTTCCACCCCCCCTACCCCGTTTTGTCCCACCCGCTCCGGCAGTGCCTGGGGAGGGGTGGGACACGGCGGGACACGGCGGGACACAGCCATTTTGTCCCGCTTTTCGGGGGTGTCCAGACACCCGAAATCGTCCTCGACGGGGGCGGGACATTTTGGGACATGTCCCGCTTTGTCCCGCTTTGTCCCGCTTTGTCCCGCCCCCTGACGCCATACCGTCAGACTGTTGGGGCACGCCCCGAGGACCCCGACGTCGATCAGGTCGGCCTTGATCCGGTTGAACACGCGGCGCTTGGTGGCGGCGTCCTCGGACGTGGTCACGCCCGCGTCGAGGACCGCGCTCTTCCATTGTTGAACGGGGACGCACAAGGCCCCCTCGGGCACGTGGCTCCCCTGGGGCGCGGGGGTGCCTTCGGTCTCCATGAGGTCGTCGAGGGCCTGGAGGGCGATGCGCTGGGCCCCCGTAAATCGTTGCCCCGACGTTTTCTCGGGTCCGGCCTCCGCCTCGCTGGCCTCGACCACCACGCAGGACGTGACGACCTTGCCTTTCGGGGTCTCCCCGATCTCGACGATTTCCAGCGTGAAGGGGATCGTCTGGCCGCTTTCCAGGTCGCGCTGTTTCTTCACCACGGCCACGGAGGCCGCGGCCCCTTCCTCCCGGAACACCTCGATCTCGGTGTCGGTGGCGGCCCGCAGGGAGCTATGCCCGCGCGCGCCCTGGGCCCGATCCTTGCCCGAGTGGTGGACGATCAGAACCGCCGCGTCGAGGGCGCTTCGGATCGTATCCACGTTGCCCACCAAGGCGCCCATGTCCTCGGACGCATTCTCGTTGCCCCCGGCCATGGCGCGGGCCAGGGTGTCGAGGACCACCAGGCGCAAGGGCACTCCCTTCCTGGCCGCCCAGGCCCGCGCCTGCTCGATCAGGGGCGCGGTGTCGGCGGTGGGGTCTAGGATGTTCAGGGGCACGGTGATGACACCGAAGGGGATATCCGCGCCCTCCACGCCGTGCTTGCGCTTGAAGGCCGCGACGCGGTTGCGGATGCCATGGGCGCCTTCGAGGGCGCAGTAGACGACGGCGCCTCGTTCGACCTCGCGGCCCATCCAGTCGCGGCCCCAGGCCACATGCAGGCCGATGTCCGTCGCGAGGAAGGTCTTGCCGACATTGCTCTCGCCGTAGATCACGGCCATGGAGCCGTGCACGAACAGGTCCTCGACAAAGGTCTGTTGGTCGGTGGCGGCGACGATGCCCGCGAAGTCCTGGATCACGATCCTGTCGCGTTTGGCGTTTTCCGCCCCCCGCCGCTCCTCGGCCCGACGCGCGCGCGCCTCTTCCAGGGCGGCGAGTTCCGCGTCTCCTTCCAGGCCCTCGTCCTCGAAATCCTCCTCGGCCGCCGGGTAGCCGTGGGGCAGGGCGGTGTCCCGGAGATAGGTCCACCCCACCTCATAGGGCGGTTTCATCCGCTCCCAGTCGGCCCGGATCGTCTCGGGGGTATCGTCGCCGGGCCATCTCAACGCCCAATCCTCGAACAGGGCATAGGCGCCCTCGGGGTCGTCGGGCAGGGCCGCGCGCACGGCGTAGCCCATGCGGATATAGTCGGTCCTGGTGGTCTCCGCCGGATTGGGGGCGAGGTCGAGGGCGAGCCGCACCCGCTCGGCGTCCGGGGCGCGCAGGCCGTCCTGGTCGATACTGGCGCGGTCGCGCGCCTCGGCGCCCGTGCCCTCCGGGGCGATCTCCTCGCAGCCGTACAGCATGGCCAATAACTCGGCCGCCTCGTAAAAGAAGGTGTCGACTTGCTCGGCGGTGACCGGGGGCAGGGCGTCGGGCCCGGTGTCGGTTGGGTGCCGATCCCAGGTGTAGGGCCGCCCCGTCGCCGGGTGGCGCCCATCAACGACGACTTGTTGTCCGTGCCCCAGGAACTCAACTAGGTGCTTGGTGTCGTCCGGCCCCTTGAACCACAGCCGACGGCGGGTCATCGGCGCTT